AAGAACAAGTAAATTGACAACGCAAGAGAGAGAACTGTTGCGAGTAAAACATATTGATGAGATTTTTTCATTTTTCCTTTCATAATGAATTCAATAAATTTTCGGGTTTGGTGATGTCATAAGGATCATCATCAAGTCCCATTTGATTTATGCCGTCTTCACGCCATAGTTTTTCTACTTCCATGTCATTGATCACCATAGCATATCTCCAACTACGATAACCAAAGTTTTGTGCTGGTTTCCAAACCAACATATTCATGTCTCTGGTGAATTCTCCACTACCATCGGGAATCATCTTGACATTTTCTATTTCATGTTTTTCTGCCCATGCATTCATCACAAATGAATCGTTGACAGAAAGACAATACACCTCATCTAAACCCTTTGACTTGAAATCGTCATACAATGCTTCCAGCCCTGGAAGTTGCATCTCGCTTCATATGGGTGTAAATGCTCCTGGCAGAGATACGACCAATGATCTCTTACCAGCAAAATACTGATGTGCAGTATGAATTTTCCAATCATTATTGACTCTAACTTTCCAGTTAGTATTAGGCACTTTCATCTTCTGCTTCCTCCTTATCAAGAAAGTGTTGTAACATACCCTTATAATCTCCAACAAACTCGCCTTTGATGACGATTTGTGGAACTGATGTTGATTTAGTTTCCTTCATCAACGAACCAAAGAACATCTTATCAGCATTGATGACCGAATACTTCAGTCCCTTTTCATCAAGATATTCTTTTGCTTTGTCACACCATTGACAATCTGGAATAGATTGGTGACGGATGATGACATTTCCTTTTAGGTCTATATTCATATTTTCCTTTCACTGGTGGAGAGAGCTGGAATCGAACCAGCACAGCATATGCGGCGGATTTACAGTCCGTTGAGCTCACCCATGCTCAGCCTCTCCATATTTGGTCGGCGCAGCAGGATTTGAACTTGCGACCTCTTGCTCCCAAAGCAAGCGTTCTACCAAACTGAACTATGCGCCGAATAATACTTGTAAAACTGTTCCAACGATGAACATGAGAAAAAACATACCGATTCCCACCCACATCACTTTGGACCAACTAAAATCTTCTCCTAGATAATTATTATCCATTCTTACTCTTCTTGAAATTTGTTCCCCCATGATTTTCTCTTACAATATCATTTGGATTGAACTCACCCCAATACAATTCAAATGCAATCGTATTTTCTAATGCTTCAAACTGATGATACTCTTGAGGTGGTACAACATGAAATTGACCAGAACAAATGATGGTTTTGTCAACTAGGTCATAACCAGATTTCCAAACATAAACTACAAGCATACCCTCTTCAACGTAGAATCCATTGTACTTGTGTTCGTGTAGATGCTTGGAACAAAATCCACCTTTGTCTACCCTTATACGATGAAATTCAAAATTATGATTGGAAAAAATATTTTCCGTTTCACCCCAAACTTTTCCTGCTATCATGTCAATAACTCCATAATCTCTGTTTTTATATTTCTAGCATCTTCCTCAGAATTATTTGATCTTAACTGTATTTTATCAAGAATGAACATATTTGTCAAGATATTTCCGATCTGTGTTCTTCTACCTTTGAGCCAAACTTCTTTCTGTGTATCACCTCTATCTATATGTCTTTGGTTTTCAACTTCTCTTGTGACTTCAAGAACAAACACTTTTACATCTTCATAATTATTAATCAACCATTCAACATCTTTCATTCTGAAAAATCTATCACCTTCAACAATTATATTTTTCCACTTTGGCTTTTCTTGTTCAATAAACTCTCTGAAGTAAGGAATAGCTCCATGTGAAATCTTATCTGTACCCCCAAAAGTCTCACCTTCTGGATAATAACCAATTACCAAACTATCTCCATGTATCTGACATGGAAATAATTTCATTGGTTCAATCATCGCATACTCACCCCCACTTAGTTCTTTCAGTATGCTCCTCATGAGAGTAGATTTGCCAGTGCATGGAGCTCCCCCTATCATGATGATCACAAGAACTCTCCAAGATTTGCATTTTCAGAATACTTTCCTATTAACTTTGGAGTTTTTCCCAACTGACCAATCGTTGCTAATCTTCTGTCACAATACGCTACACAAGTATATCTTGTTCCTTCTCCTTTAATCGGAGACACACCATGCAACTCCAAACTATCAGCAATGATTACTGAATTGTCTGGAGCATCAATTGCAACTCCGTATCTAGGAAAACACAGATATGCACCAGTGTAATGACCATCACGAAAATGGCACATAGTGGTCATTCCTGCTTCTGTATCACCAGAATCAACATGAACAGACATCCCTTTGGATGAACCTAAGTTTAAATCACTGTAACGATTCATCGAAAGAGTTGTCACAATTCCAACTCTATGCTCTGATGATATAGAAGTTTCCGCAAATATCTTTTGAGACTGATATCTTTTTGAATCCACCTTTTCAAATGCTTTTTCATTGTAAACTGAAATATCTTTTAGAATCTCAAATTTCTCTGGATTATCCTTTGTCCAACCAGAAGCCTCAATTGCACCAGTGAATCTACCTTTTTTCCATCCTGCCATAACAGAATGAATCTCATTCGCATACGCAATCATACCCCAAGTTCCAGACTTGGTTTTTACGTGATAAGAATTTGGTGTTCTGAGTTTATATTCAGTAATACCCTTTTCTTTCATTTCTTCTGGTGTAATCGGACCAGAAGCATTTGCTCTCATGGTGGTTGTCTCTTCTATTGTTTTAAGACAATCAACCACTTTTGTATCTGGAAAAGCATTACAAACCACATATGCCAATGGTATGTCATCGTAAAGAGATGCGCCAGGTTTGTAAATAACAGTATCTTCTGTAGGTGTAACTATATCATCGTAAGCATCTTCTGTCAGAAATTTACCATTCCATTTTTCGTAAGAAGAATCTGCTCCATAATCATTTTTAAGTTTGACTTCTAGCATAAGGCTCCAATACGTTTTCATAAATGGAGTCTGCAAGAAATTTCATACACATAGGAGCAACCATCAATCCAATTCTTGCAAGTCTATCATTTAATGAACCAGTTTGTTTGTAATCATTTGGTAAAGTCATAAGACGAATCGCTTCGTAGGTTGTATAAACTCTATCTTCTGATGGATGCAAATGAACCGCAAGACTCGTTTTCAATCCTTGTTCAGATAAAGTGTGTGATGCTTGATGCCAAGGTACTCTACGAGATTGAAAAAATGAATTCTTTTCTTTCACTTCTCTTTCACCAACGTTTTTACCCAATCGTTCTCTATGAGCAATCCATTTTCGATAGAAGGGTTTTACAACATCATCACCTACTGAAACCACTTTCTCTGGGTTTTTTTGCAATCTCTTCAACCATTTATATTTAGCACTTTTTTTCATGATCTCACAGAGTTCTTGACCTTCTCGTATATTTTCTGGGTCATCTTGAATGTCACGAATAGCATCTTCAATTAATGGTTTATCTTCATCACTTGGAAGAGGAAATACCATGCTCTTGAAATTAAGGAAATTGATTCCCAAAGTATCAGCAACATCTTTTCTAATGCTGACAATGAATACTCTTTCTCTCTTTTGGGGAACACCAAACTGCCATCCGTTCATAACTTGAAAGTCAGTGTAATAACCTTGTTCTTCAAATTCTGAAACCATACGATTCAGATATTCACGAGCGTATTCCATTGTCAGACCTTTGACATTTTCACAGACAACTATCTTTGGTTTGAGTTCACCAACCAATCTTATCTGATCAAATGTCAGGTCTTCAATATTTTTCTGTTTCCACCCATATGCCATCTTCTCTTTTCCCCAACCTTCTTGTTTGGTTCCAGACATGGAAAATGGTGGACATGGTGGAGAACCATCCAGAATATCAATATCAACATCACCAATAATTTTCCGAATGCGCTCTCCTGTCACATTCCGAATATCATCCACAATAACTGGTGTATTCGGAAAATTTGCAGAATAAGTATCAGCATGAACTTGTTGAAACTCATTCACACAAATCATATCACCCCCTGCAAGTTTATACCCACAAGAGGAACCGCCTCCCCCTGCAAAGAAGGAGACAACATTGAATCGTCTTCTCGAAGCAGACTCTTCAAGTTCTTTTAAAGT